GGCTCTAGACATCTATGTTAACTCTGATTCATTGAGAGATAATACAGGTGGTGCACTGTATTACCACGCAGACTATGTGAACCCGAACTGGCGTCATCTAAATAAAACTGTAAAGATAGGACGTCACATTTTTTATAAACCTGGAGAAAAGTATGCCAAACATGATGCAAAAATTGAATCTGGAGTTAAAGAGCGAGAGTTCGTCGCACTCTTTCTTCCCTCTGATGGAAGATATTAATCTAAGCGTTTGTAAACAAGCAGTCGAGTGGATATTTGAGGCGAACTTTGCTGAAGAAAGACCAGAACTACTAAACCTTTTAATCACAAGTCCAGGTGGTGATCTAACTGCTGCTTTCGCTTTGATTGATGTAATGCGAGGATCTGCTATCCCAGTAAGAACGATTGGTCTAGGACAAGTTTCTAGCGCAGGTCTTTTGATTTTCACTTCAGGAACTAAAGGTATGCGTGTATTAACACCAAATACATCAATCCTTTCTCACCAATATTCTTGGGGTGCTTTCGGTAAAGAACATGAACTGTTTGCTACCGTAAAAGAATTTGATTTGACAACCAAGAGAATGATTGCTCACTACAAAAAGTGTACTGGGCTGACTGAAGACAAAATTAGAGAAACATTGTTACCACCACAAGACATTTGGCTTTCTGCTGCTGAAGCAAAGGCTCTTGGTCTTGCTGATATGGTCAAAGAATTAAAATGATGAAATTTTTAAAGTACTCTGGTATTTGGTTTGGCTTAGTTGTCAATCCATATCACTGGAGGTTTACAATCGAGAAACCACATGATGCGTTGGATCAACCACTTGATGGTTTCGCAATTTATATTGGACCTGTTTGGATGAGAGTTATCATCGATGATGGTTCATGGTAAGGAGAAGGTATGAAGTTAGAAGTTATTGTAGCCACCGTCATTTGTTTTATCTCAGTGATCGGTTCAGTTTCCTATTTTCACATAAAAGAGCAGGAAAATATTTCTAAAAGTATGGCATTGGCTATGGAGAAGGGCATTGATCCCATGGCAGTACGCTGTTCATACGCAAAAACCGAAGATTTGGTCTGCGTAGCCTATGCAGCCAGCGGAAAGAAGGCTGAATCAGCCCCATCTATGCGTTTGGACACTAAAAAGTAAGAAAAACCCCTCTTCTGGAGAGGGTTTTGGGGCTAAAAACCCTCTGGAAACCCTCTCCAGTCCTAGATCTAAAATAACCCTACTAAAAGTAGGGTTTTTCACACAAAGTGCTTTACAATAAATCAGAAATCCTGTATAATTATCTTATGATGATTAGAAAAGGAAACGAAATGACTGAATTTGAGAAAAACTGCTACGGTATGTCTGAAGCTGATATCCGTGAAGAGTACATGAACTCTATTACTGCTCGCTTGAGTGGTTTGGAAATGGTTGCGATGGGTGTTTTGTCTGATGCCCAAGAGTTGTTGAATTTTGGTCATGCTCAAGCTACCGATCAGGCTCGCAAGAACATGAACATTGCGAAGTTTATTCTCTCTGAAATGATGGAAGCACGTATGAAGGAAGCTGCTTAATATGAAAATCGTTATCTCTACTCAAAATTATGAGAACTACGCATGGCGTGAAGACGGTACGATCGGCACTGGTGCTGATGCGTACTGGAAGGCAAAGGGTGGTTCTGAGTACATGATTGAGAACGTAGAGTCTCAAGTCAAGATGAATGAATTCTTCGGTAAGAAGTGTGAGATGATTGTTGACTCGATCCGTGACAAAATCGAGCAAGCCAATGATTACTACACTGTTACTATTATTGGCTGGTCTATCGAAGAAGATGACTATATGTCATGGTTTGAAAAATCTCAACTTGAGTATGATGGGGAGATTCAGTGCTATGAGCCACGTATCGACTTTGACGGAAACCCTGTCGAACGTGACTATGCGTTGAATCAATTGGAGTTGCAAAAGCAACAAGAGTTTATGTCTTACAGTGAGGTGTAATTATGGGTCTCGATATGTATCTGTCCGCTAAGAAATACATGAGTAAGTATTTCGATCCTGCCGATGTTGAGCGAATCAGCAAAGTCAATGACATCTTTGGTGTCACTGGTGTTGAAGATGGTGACTATGGCGCTGAGGAAGTTAAATTCCGTGTTGCGTACTGGCGTAAAGCCAATGCAATTCACCAGTGGTTTGTAGCCAACGTACAAGATGGCGTAGATGAATGCCAAGAAACTTGGGTGAGTCGTGAACAGTTGCAAGAGTTGCTTGATATTTGTAAAGAAATTATCAAGTCTCCAAAGAAAGGTCAGGAACTGCTTCCAACGCAGGGTGGCTTCTTCTTCGGTTCTACCGATTATGATGATTGGTATATGCAAGATATCAAGTTTACAGCAGAACGCATAGAGAAAATTCTTGCAGACTCTGCATTCCAGAAGGCTGATTTTTATTATCAATCTTCTTGGTAACCCTTTACTTTAATTCACAGTTGAGGTATAATAATACTATGGCTATTATACATACACCCCTACCTAAGTCTAAGAAGCGCAAGCCGACTGCTAAGCAACGTGAGTTGGCTGCTTCTTGGGAAGCGATGCTCGCTAAGTATCCTACTAAAACTTTGCGTGCGACCACATCAAAGACTGCGGTGGTTTCTAAGTCTTTCGTTCGTGAGACTGTACGTCATCCAAGTCTTAATTCTGGTTTGGGTAACGCTACTAAACCTATACATGGTAAAGTGTATACTGGTGATAAAATTATCGGTATCGGTACGTTGCATAAGTCTAATGCTGTGCCAGTGTTTTCTAGTGATGAAGCTGTTGAAATTTCAAAAATGAGGAGAGGTTGAAAATGGAACTTTCTGTTTCAGAATATTATGAGAAGTTTTCCCTGTGCGCTATCGATCGTGACTTGCCAGCACTGTTGCGTATCCGTGGTGCGCTTTTGAAAGAACGCCAAAAGATGGATCGTTGGTTCGACAAGTATCTTGACATGTTTGATCGCAAAATGGATCCTGCAAAAGTTGACACACCTGAGTGGAAACTTTATAATAAAAAGTCAGAAGAATATAGCGAGTTGAATCGTTTGATTAAATCCGCTGATGTGTATATTCAGAAGGTAGGTACTAATGTTTGAGGATAGTGGTTCATTTTCGTTATACATTGAACAGATAGTGAAAGAAAAGAAGTGTACTCATCTTGAGGCAGTTCTAAAATATTGTGAAGAGAATTTTATCGATCCGCAAGATATGAAGTCGCTGATTGGTAAATCTCTAAAGCAAAAAATTGAAGCCAACTTTATTGATATGAACTACTTACCTAAACAGGCGAAACTCGATGTCTAAACTTTTAATTATATCTGGTGTCTTTGCTATTCTGCTTATGGCTCTCGCAGGTGTGAGTATGTTACTTGATCCAATCAAAGCAACTGGTCGTGTATATGATTGTTCTTTGGCAGAAATCTCACCAGATTTTCCAATAGAAGTAAAGAATGAATGTCGCAAACTACGTAGCGAAGCAAATAAGAATGGACGGATTTAAAGCGTACAAGTATTATATCGCTGTAAAGCTACACTTTACAACAGATAAGTTTAATGTTTTTGAAAACCCAAACGTAAAAGGAAGTCGTGATGTATTTGAATCCCGTAATGATCGTAGAATATTTGAAAACCTTGGAAGACGTTTCGACAAGGACTTTGATCTTATACAGTTCTATGTCGCAAACTTTGCTTATGGTCATGATGCCACTGTATATTCCCTTGGCGAGTCGGATCGCAACTTAACCCTTTGGCAGAAACGTAAACAATCAATCACGCAAGTGTTTCAAGCAGATTGTAATTCAATTATCCTTCATCTAGAGAAGTCTAAACTTGCAAGTAAAGAACTCTTTGAGGGGCAGATTCCCGAGTTACTCAAACTCTATTTGGGTGGTCACGTATCCATTGAGAGTATGTGTATTCTGGAAAATCTCTATGGCTATCTTTCTTCTTGGAAAGCAAATACAAACTTGCTTTGGGAAGAAGAATGCCGTAGAATAGGAAAGTGTGGACCGTTTGTTAAATTCGATCCCACTAAAATCGACTTAATCAACTCTAATTTTAAACAGGAACTACAAGAGTTACAAAATGGCTAAGACGAAAAAGGCTCATCGGGATGATTATGATGATGAGCAAAATTTTAAAAATAGGAAACATCCCCGACATGCCTCAAACCAAAAAGGTAGAGGGATGCGTGTTATAAATAGTTATGTTGAAGAGGATCTTGATGAACTTGACGACTATATAGATGATGAGGAAATAGATAATGTTCCCTCTAAGACAAAAACTAAATTTATACACAAACTATACAGTAATACAATTTAAACACATTTTTATACAAAGGAAATACGATGGACATTCAATCACTACGCAAAATGCGCAATCAAGACTTCAGCAAAATCGCTGGAGAGTTTGACAAAATCGCCAATCCTGGCGAGAAAAAATCCTATGACGACGACCGTATCTGGAAATTGACTCCAGATAAAGCAGGTAATGCATCTGCGGTTATTCGTTTCCTACCACGCACCGAAGGCGACGAACTTCCATTCGTCAAAATCTTCAGTCACTCTTTCCAAGGTCCAACTGGAAAGTGGTATATTCAAAATTCTCTTACTACTCTTGGTGAGAACGATCCTGTTGGTGAACTTAATTCTAAGTTGTGGAACTCTGGTTCTGAAGCCAACAAAGAAGTTGCTCGCAAGCAAAAACGTAAGTTGAGTTTTATCGCTAACATCTATGTTGTTAGTGATCCAGCCAAACCAGAAAACAACGGTAAGGTGTTCTTGTTTAAATTCGGCAAGAAAATCTTTGACAAAATTATGGACAAAGCACGTCCTACCTTTGCTGAAGATCAACCAGTAAACGTGTTTGATTTGTGGGAAGGCGCAGACTTTAAACTACGTATGCGTAAAGTTGATGGTTACCCAAACTATGACCAATCTACCTTTGCTGATCCAACTGAATTGTTGGGTGGTGTTGAGGAAGATTTGCTTGAAGTAGTTGGTAAGCAATATCGCTTGTCAGAGTTTATGGATCGCAAGAACTTCAAGTCTTATGAAGAACTATCTCGCATCCTTAATGATGTTCTTAACGAAGGTGGAGCACCAGTTCGTTCAGCTGCTTCTATGTCAGAAGATGACGACTATACCCCACCAGTAGCACCTAAGTCTGTTGGCGCATCTAAGCCAGCACCAGAACCAAAGGTTGCTAAGAACACAATGCCTGAAGTAACCGATGATGACGAAGACGTTATGTCATACTTCCAAAAGATTGCTAATGAAGCATAAAAAGCAATAGCAATAAAAAAGCCACCGTAAAGGTGGCTTTTCTTTTTAGTAAACGTATCTCGCTTCAACCATATTATAGAACGATGAATCCTGATTCCTAATTGGTGGTTTAAGTGCTTGTGTATTTCTGTTCTCAACTTTAGTTTGAGATACACTAGTCGAATTAACATTGGTTGGCGCAGGTGCTTCTTTCTTTGCTTGATTGTCAGCAGAAGTAGAAGCAACTGTATCTGCTGTATTGCGAGGAGCAGCTACAGGTTGAATCACATCACCACGACCTTGTCCTGCAGAAACTACGCTACCATATTTTTTCATCTTTGCTGCAATAGCAGCTGCTTCTGCAGGAGATGCGCCATCAGCTAAAGCATTTTGTCTTGCAGCTTCAGCCCTTTGATCGAGATCTGAAGATGCTACTGCTGGTGCTGAAGAAGCAAGAGCTTTTGTCTTGTCTTCTGTTGTAGTTGCTACAGGTTTGGCTTGTTGCTCTTCGGCTTTCTTTTGTTTAGCGTACTGCGCTTCAACCGCAGGAGGATATGAATTACCAGATCCTTTGCCATATTGAATAGCAACCATTTGTCCTCTTGATAGTGGTTGTCCTTCGATATATGGCTCACCAGCAATTCTCATTCCTTTAGTTTCTTTACTGCTACTAATTGGAGGTTTGCCAGATCCACTACCAGTTGAAGCGCCAGCTGCAGCTGTAGGTGGGGTACCAGCTGCGTTACCAGAACCAGCTGCAGATGTTTCAGCTTTCTTTCTGGCTTGCGCTGCTAATTCTCTCGCTTCCTTAA